TGCTATGTGTGATGTTTCAATAACAGCGACACAAGTAGCCCCTTTGTTTCCTTTTTTATTTACATAATAGGCTTGAGGCTCACCAAGTAACTTCATTTTAATTTTAGTTACTAATTCTGTAACCCATTTAGTTACTTCTTCTATACTTTTAGGTGGCTGAGTTATTTCAGCTCTTACTATTAAATGGTTGTGTTGTAATATCATTATATTTTTGTTCCAAATACTGAATATTCTTTTTCTGGTTCGTAGTTAAGTGTAAATTGACTAGGCTCTGGAAACTCTGAAGCAATAATCATATCAATGTATTGTTTTGCTTTTTTCAAATCTTCCAATTGTTTTTCAGCTGCTAAATGTTTAGTTTTCCAACGACAAATATACTTAATAACATTGCCTTCTGCATAAGCAATGTTGTTTTTCATTATAAAAGTGGCGGGTTCTATTGCCATAGAATAATGCTTAGGCTTTTTTATTGCATCCATAGTTTTACTTCTCCTGTAGTTTTGTTATATTCCCCGTGTCTAAGAATCCTTGCAACTCTTGCTTGTTGTAAAGCCTCAGCTTCAGTATATCCCTTGTCTTTAAACAGTCCTACAACAATCTTCCATAGGTCTAAGATGGGTACATTAGTGTACTTGCTTATTAACTTCTCAGCAGTTTTAATACCAACACTAGGTATACCAGTGTAGCCATCAACAGCATCACCAGCCATTGTTTGTAACATAAACCAATAATCAGCTAATCTTTTAGGTGTTTCTGTGACAACATGTCCATCAACAGACAATAAAGAAGGTATTTGTTTAAGGTCTTTATCAATAGACACAATAATACGTTCTTCTTTTGTAGGTTCAGTGGCCATAATGCCTAAGACATCGTCAGCTTCTAAGTTTTTATAGATAACACCGTTGTGGTTTTTCATTACGTAATCACGCAACGCATTTAACACCATAGGTTTTCTTTTTAGTTTACGATTTGCTTTATAAGTTGGTAGAACATCTTTTCTAAAATTGTTCTTATCAGTTAAGGCCACAACATAATCATCTGCTTCAAGTTGTGAACCCAAGTCATCTATCTGAGCGTACACATCATCCATACAAACCTTTGCATCACAATGTAAAGTCCATAAACCGTCACCCCAATGTGTGTCTATCTCATTCATAGTAGCAATTTTATATATTAAAATATCACCATCAATTAACAATACTTTTTTCTTAGCCATATACTATTTTCCTTTCCTATAATTTACTTTAAATTTTTTGCCAAAAATATTTCAGATAATGGTATGAGTACAAATTTACTTTTCCACCCATCACCACCATTTTTAACATTCTTGATGTACTTTTTTGTTAAACGCTTAACTGTTTTGGTATCAAAAATTAATCTGCAATAATCTTTTTCACCATCAGCTAAAATATGAACCCAGTATTTAGCCTCAGTTGCCATAATTCCTGAAGGCTTACCATAAGATTCAATTTCAATTGCAATGTTATTAGTTTTCTGCCACCAATCACGTTCCGTTTTAACTTCTAGTTTTCCTTCTGTAATTATTTTCTCAACTCGCCTCTCTCTTTCCTGTCCGTATTTTAAATCAATATCAAATTTTTTATTAGCTTTGCTCATTAATGTGTCTCACTCCAATTGTTTCCTATTTTGTATTCCCCTGTTAGAGGAAGCCTTAGATTAAATAGTTCGCCAGTTCGTTGGATAGATTCGACAGCTAACTTACCGATTGTATCAGCATCTTTTTCAGGACACTCAATTTGTATTTCATCATGTACCCAAACAACTTGGTGCACATCTGTATACGCTTGTATTGCTTTATTAAATTCAACAAGCCATTGTTTACATACAATAGCTCCACCAGATTGTAATAAAGTATTAAGAGCTGCATGAGAAGAGCGTACTCTAATTTTTCTTTTATCAAGACCAATCAAATAACCCTTCTCTGCAACTTTTTGAACATCTGTTATCAATTTGTTTAGTGCAGGCAATCCATTTAAAAATCTCTTTTTAATTTTGGAAGCCGCTGCAACAGTTTTATTAGTAACAGACGCAATTTTATTTACACCACCGCCATATAAAAAACAGTAGTAAAATCTTTTGGCTAGGTCTCTGGAATCTAAACCTGCTAGTGTTTGTGTTTCAGTATGTATATCACCGTCTAACACAATTTTAGCATAGTCTCCATTGTCGTACCTAGCCATGTAGTGAGCCAACATCCTCACCTCTAAACCTGAGACATCAACGCCTACAAGTTTTTTTCCTGCTGGAACTGTAAATAAGGCTCTGCATTCTTTGCCAAAAGGCACGCCAACGCTAGGCACTTGTGCCATGTTGGGGTATGAATGAGTAGCCCGAGCTGTAACAGTTGAATTGGTATTACATGTTCCATGTATACGCCAATTTTTCTCGTGCTTTAACCAAGCTTGAGCTCCTGTTGCAAGTTGTGCAATTCTTTTATCAAGTAAAAAATGTTCACATAATATTTTAGCTTCTGGATATGGTAGTGCTGCTAAAATAGTTTCATCTAATTTTGGTTTACCATCATCTGTATATTCTGTGGGTTTCCAACTGTATTTAGTAATTAATTTATTGCCAATATGGTGTCTGCTTGATGGATTAAATACAACTGTGTTCTCTTTATAAAACACTTCACCCTTAACATATCCTCTAGCTTTGTTATTAACTTTTGGAATAAAAGGTGTCTTAACTATTTCAGGTGGAAACAATTTTTGTAACTCATCTTCTATTTCAATTCTTCTCTCATTTAATTTAGAATATAATTTTTGTGCATCTTCAACATTAAAAGTAAAACCGTAAGTTTCTTGTTTGTAAATTAAAGAAGCAACATCATGTTCTAATTGCATAGCAGCTTTTGAATAACCTTTTGTCTCAATCATGTTGTAAAGACTGTGAGTTACTTCAACATCTTGCACGCAGTAATCACGCATCTCTGGTGTGTATTCTTTCCAGTCAGTATCAAATTGTGCTTTGTAAGTTCCTATTCTATTGCCCCAAGCTTTTAAACTGTGTCTGCCAATGCAATCTCTAGGAAAATCTTTTCTTTGAAAATCTTTTTCTTTAACATCTGGATATAACAATCTAGTTGCTACAAGTGTGTCAAATATCTCTGCTTTAAAATGTACAAAATTAACAAACAACTTTTTTAATACTGGAATATCATATTTAATAATATTGTGACCAATAAGTAATTTAGCTTTTGAAAGTTTTTTAACAGCTTCATCAACTGATAATAATAAAACTTCGTTAGTGTCTATATCTTTTAAAACAATACAATGAACTTTAGACACAACATCTAAAAATCCATCGGTCTCAATGTCAAATACATATCTCATGTTATATCCTTTTTAATGATTTAATAATACTTCTTGGGTAAACATTTCTGTCACCAAAAGAAACATCTTTTTTATCGTAACTTGCAAAAGAATAAACGTAGTCTTTTGTTTTTTTGTAAATGTAAGCTTCGGTATATATTGTGGCACATTCTAAACCGTTAAAATCTGCAATAGTAGAATCTCCAACAATATCTTCCCACACTATAATATACTTAAAGTATTTTACGCCCCCAAGAACAATAGGGAGACTTAATTTTTGTTTAGGCATTAATGTTTAGTTGCTATTTTTGTTTCTAATTGCCAAGCTTCATATGATTGCTCACACAATTCAGAAATAGCTCTGTCAATAAATTTTTTTGTTTTTTCATCAGGAACTAAAACAGCTATAGTTTTTTCTGGCTGTAGTTTAGCTTTTAACAAATGAGTTATGACATATTCTGTCCAGCTCATTGCTTCTATTTTGTCTTTAATTTCTTGTCTACGCAAAGTCATTATTCACTCCTGTCATTGTTTCGGTTAAACATCCAGTAGCTAAATCGTAATGCAAATCACATGCTTTACCAGTTTCACCACTAAATCTATTTTTTAAAACGTTTACTTGTGCTATGTTATTCTCAGCTTGCAAATCTCTGGACAAACTAATGACCATGTCGCTAAGTTGAGCAATGGATTGAGAGCCCCTAAGACTGTTCATAGACACCTGCACTCCATCTTCATAACCTTTGTTACCATCTTTAGTTCTGGACAAATGAGATACTAACAGTAACCCAATACCAGTCTCTTCAACTAAAGCTCTAAGTTTAGATACAAAATAATCAATAAGCTTACGCTCATCATTTGTGTGCTCATCGCCTAAAGCTGATAATGCCATGTGTAAGTGGTCAAGAACCACAAAATCAACACTGCAAGCTTTCGCCATGTATCTAATTTTTGAAAGTAAATTGTCAGCTACTGTAGAACCAAAGTGATTATATAAATAAAACTTCCCATTACCAACAGTTGATTTAAAAGTCTCCTGTAGTTGTTGTTCATTAACGCCCTCTCTGGTTAAATGCAAAGGTTTCTTGAGTTCAACACCCATGATACCTAAAGCACTTCTCTTAACTGTTTCTTCTAAGGCTATGTAACCTACGGTGTAATCTTTTTGAAGCAAGTGTAAGGCTATGTGTCTACAAAAACTTGATTTGCCAACTCCACTTCCTGCGGTAATTGTAACAAGCTCACCTTTACGCAATCCATGTGTCTTAGTATTAAGACATTCAAACGGGTAAGGTACGCTAACTGTTTTGTCTTCTGCTTTTATTTCTTTCCACATGTCAGCACCCAATATAATACCATCAGGCCTGTAAGCTTTTGCACTCCACATACAATTAGTAAGCTCTGCTGTTTTACCTGCTAACAACATTTCATTAGCATCTTTTAAAGGTAACGTTGCTATCTTACATTTGTTTGGTGAGAATAGTTTAGCACATTCTACTGCTGCTTTTTGTCCTGCATCGTCTTGGTCAAACATTAAGACAACAGATTCAAAACCTTCAAGCCACTCAAGTTCTTTTTGAATATCTTTTTTAGCTCCTGCTGCACCTGTCTTAATACTTACTGTAGGGAATTTGTTTGAATTTAATTTACTAACTGTTAAGGCATCTATTTCACCTTCTGTAATGACAATCATTTTACCTTTGTCACGCCATAGGTGCTGTCCAAACAATCCTGATTCTTTTGCATTGCCCAGCCATTGAAATGTTTTATCTGGGAATCTTAATTTTTGTGCGACTAAAGTTTTATCTTTGTCGTAGTAATTTGCTATCTGGCAAGGTCTACCAAAGTAACTACCAGTTTGGTAATTGAATTTTTGTACTGTGTTTAAATCTATTTTTCTTTTTGATAACTCTGCGATATTACCTGTGATAAAATCTTTACTAACTTCTTTTTGTATTGG